TGCATCGGAAAGCTTTTCCGGGTAAGAATGCTGAGGAGTAAGAAGCTGGATCTTGCTTGGTCGCGTGTCATAGCGTGGTAACGCCCATCGGGGTTGTGTCCGATGGGCGTTTTCTTTGTACTGTTGACATCAACGCTTTCCGAGCCTAGTTGTAGGTCCGTAGGACAATCGATGTCCGACCCTGCTGACGATCGCCAAAGCGCGATAGGCCGAGAGCCCTAACGCTCCAGGCGAAGGCCCCTCACGGGATAACCGATGCCGACACAAGAAACCTTGAGTCGAAATTGTCCCTATGAGTTTCACAGTTGATACAGCCCTAGTTCAGGCTTATAAAGCGAACATCACCCTGCTCAGTCAGCAACGCGGATCTCGTTTGCGCCCCTATGTCCGGCGTGAAATGCAGAATGCCAAGTACGAGTTTTACGACCGCTTGGATTCCACCGCTGCCACGGAAGTCACCACTCGTCACGCGGATACCCCGCTGATCTCGTCTCCGCACGATCGTCGGCGTGTTGGTATGCGAGATTTCGATTGGGCCGACTTGATCGACCGGAAAGATAAGGTTCGCATGTTGGCGGATCCCACGAGTGCCTACACCCAAAACGCCGTGTTTGCCTTGGGCCGTTCGATGGACCAGGTCATCATAGACGCTGCGTTCGGCACTGCGTTTACGGGTGAAACTGGCGCAACGTCTGTTACCTGGGCAACGGAAGGCAATGAGGTGGCGGTGGATTACGTCGAAGTCGGCGGTGCAACCAACTCGAACCTGACCATTGCGAAGCTGCGCAAGGCCAAGGACTACTTTGGAGTGAACGAGTCTCAAGCTGACGGTGAACCTCTCATTGCCGCCGTGGCACAGAGCCAGATTACGAGCCTTCTTCGCAACGTCGAGGTTACGAATTCGGATTACAACACGGTGAAAGCGTTGGTTGCCGGCGAAGTGGATACCTTCATGGGATTCAAGTTTGTTCGCACCCAGTTGCTTACCGTCACTTCCAGCATTCGTGAGTGCATTTTCTTCGCCCAGAACGGTTTGCTTCTGGCTGAAAACACTGATGTTTTGGTCGATGTAGGCCCCCGGCGCGACAAGCGAAACGCCACCCAAGTCTATGTGTGCGGCACCTTTGGTGCGGCTCGCATGGAAGGCAAAAAGGTCGTTCGTGTGAAGTGCGACGAAACTAAGTAAACCAACGACCATAACCGAAAGGATCAAATAATATGGCTTCTCAAGTTTCTGCACAGCTTACAACGCTGTCCAACGTTCAGACCGGCACATACGCGCCGGATAAACCGTCGTCTTACGAAGGTCGCCAACGGATTGCCCGTGGCACCGTCGTGACGACCAGTGCCGTTACCGCTGCTGGTAGCCAAACCATCTCTCTTTTCCGACTTCCGAAAGGCGCGAAGATGGCGAGTTTGGTTGCCTATCTTCCGGCATCTGTTGGTACGAGTTCGGCAAAATTCGGGATCTCTGCTGGTGGCACGGAATTCGCCACAGGCGTGGACCTAAGTGCGGCTGGCAAGAAAGAGATCATCACCACGGTGGCAGGTGCTACCTATGAAACCCTGACTGAAGTGACAGTCTATCTGACGGTCGTTACGACCGACTTTGCGACTGCCATCACGGCGGAATTCATCGGGACCTATACCGTTGACTAAACATTGACTTAAGTTGCCGCTGGATTAACACTTCAGCGGCAACTTCAATACAAACTATGAACTTCATTTTGATTCTGTTCGGCCTGATGGTCATGGCGCTTACTGGCGTGTCCCAGGAATACAAATCTCGTTTTCCGCAGCCCCAAGAGACCGTCTACACCGCAGGGTTGGATTGGTATCCTCGCGACGGATGGCGGCATAATCCGTGGATTACGGACACCTTGAATACGACTAATTATGTTCTTGGTGACACGAACAACTTTCTGGTTCTCCGCAATGCAACTGCGGCTGTTTCCAACGGCGTTGTCGTGCTCCCTAATCCTACTAATTCGTTCAGGTACTACTACAAGATTGTTTGTTCAGGACTCTCTACGGCTACCCTCACGAATGCTCAAGGCGGCTCCTTGCAAACCATCACCAATGCGTTTGCAACTACCTATAGTATCGCAACAAATTCGACTGTTGAATGCTACTCCAGCGGAACCAACTGGTTCATTGTCCCTGACCGATTCTGACCTATGGCACAATCAGCGGTGGATCTCGCCAACAACGCCCTTGAACGCATTGGGGCGAGATCCATCACGTCATTAGGAGATGCTTCCACCGAGGCGGTCCTGATGAACGCACGGCTCGACCAACTTCGGCAGACCTTTCTACGCATTCATCCTTGGAACTTTGCAGTAGACCGAAAGAACCTGAATCCCACTTGGTACACGATAACCAACGTCGTGAACAATGGGTCTGGATTGTATCGAGTTACAACTGCTGGACACCCGTTCTCCACGGACGATTCTGTTACCATTGAGCAAGTAGTGGGAACTGAAGGCGTTAACCAGACTTGGCAAGTTACCAAGATCGACGCGAACACCATCGATTTGCAGTCTTCTACTTTCGCAGGAACCTACACAAGCGGTGGTCGGGTTACGACAGCTTCGGCCTTTGATTTTCCATACAAGATCGCTTTACCGTCCAATTGGCTGCGAAACCTTCGTGTCAATGAAAGTGTCCACAACGACGATTGGCGTATTGAAGGTAAGTTTATCCTGGCGCTGTCCTATCCGTTGCAAATCAAATACGTCAAAGACGTGACGGATTACACCCAGATGGATGTCGCTTTTTACGACGTTTTTGGGGCTTTTGTGGCGTGGCGTTTGTCGTTCAAACTGACTCAGTCTGAATCTATTCGTAAGCAGTTGTTCGATGAATACCGATTGGCTGTTGGTCAGGCTCGATTCATTGACGCTACCGAAGATCCGGCTGAAGAGATGACGGCTAACGACTGGGTGGATTCCCGCACGGGATTGGCCCGGTATGTCCGGGATCCGCTCACGTGAAGTCGAACACGATACAGACCAATTGGACCTCTGGAGAGCTTAGCCCGCTAATGCTGGGCCGAGTTGATACGACCAAGTATCAGGCCGGAGCGGAATCGATCTCTAACTTCATCGTTCGACCCCAGGGCGCTTTGTGGAGACGTTCAGGCACTCGTAATTGCCACCAAACACGCGCCAGTGAGCTTCATTCACATTGTATCGACTTCTCGTTCTCGGACGTGGCTGGATACGTCTTGGAGTTTGGAAACAAGTATGCCTGGGTCTACAAAAACCGGCTTCCAGTTATAGATAACGTAACGGGCGCTGGAGTGACTTGGAGACGGACAAATACAGGCGTGGCAGACGATGGTTCAGGCCGACCCAGGATCACTTGCGGCAACGTATCTGCAATATCTTCGGTTACAAATAATGGATCCGGTCTATATCGAATCACACTTGCGGTTGCTTACGGACTTCGGAGCGGATCCAAGGTGTTAATCGCCGGCACTGGGACCGGAGCTGATGGGTCCTGGACGGCTATCCACGTTTCAACCACCTCGTTTGACCTGGCGGCTTCGACCGTAACTACCACTGCCGGCGCTGGAGGAACGGTTCAGAGCCACCTTTTGCGCCCAGGTGACAGAGTTATCGTCGCCAATTCTACGGCCTGCCCTTCGATCAATGGGACGTGGACGGTCCATTCTGTTCCGGACTACGCTACGTATGTCTTGGCGAACACGTCCTACGTGGCGCCTGGTGGTGGAATATTTGGGCACTCGTGGACTCGAATCGTCGAGTTTGACACGCCTTATTTGGAGACTGACATCGACCAGATTTACGCCACACAGGCCGGGGATGTTCTCTACCTATGCCATCCGTCGTATGCGACACGGAAGGTGTATCGCACATCTGACACGGCTTGGACTGCGGCGACCGTTCAGTTCCAGGACGGTCCATACCTTTCCCAGAACAATCTTGCTCCTTTCGTCAACACGACATCCCCGCAGTACGGGACCAAGTTCCCTGACGTTTCGCTGCGTTTGACTGGTTACACCCACACGGCAACGGTATACAGTGACACGGCTTTCGCTGGAGGTGGCCCACCGTCTACCGATCAAGGTAAATACATCGAATGGCGGGAGGGCGATCAATGGAGACTTGGTCTAGTAACTTCAATGGCTCCAGGTGCAAGCACTGGGACTGTTAATGTCATCGATAATGTCCTTCAGTATTTGGACGAAGCTACCAAGGTGAATCCCAAATGGGGTTGGGGTGGAATTTCCAGCCCTGTGCCTCACGCAGGTGTGCGCCAAAAGTTTGACAGTAACAACGTCCTTCAGGCGAACGGTGCCGGCGCTAGTCCGACCAAGATTATCGCCAACTACTCCGGAAGCTTTAACCAGGCCGATGTTGGTAAGTTTGTCCGATGGATGGGGATCACTGGAAGTGCCACCACAAATAAGCGCGGATGGGCTCTGATTGATGAAGTCGCGGCAAGTAGCAACGGTGCTCAGTGTAATTTGGCGACATCAGTTACGATGGTTTCTTTCCAGGCTATCAGTGCGGCAACTCCGGCTTACACTGGAAATGTCACAATCACCAATGAGGTAATTTCGGCAACCATTACAGCTTATCAGAATGGCGCTACGGCAGGGATGTTTGCCTCAACGGATGTTGGTCGTCTTATCCGTCTTGGGTTTGGTTCCCGTTTCACCTGGGGAAAGATTGCGTCCTTTGTCAATTCGACTCAGGTGACGGTTACTCTTTATGAGCCGATGCCCAGGGACGTTCACAACGCCCTTTATTTGGCCGGCAATGGAGACAACTCGGCGGTCGATTCTGGAATTACTTACGACTGGAGGCTTGGAGCGTTCTAGGATACTACTGGGTATCCCGCCGTGTGCTGCTTCCATCAGCAACGTCTTACGCTGGCACGCACCAACGCTCAGCCTCAGACGTTGTGGGGCTCTGTTGCTGGAGATTTCGAGAACTTTAGACCTACCGAGCTGGACGGTCAGGTGCTTGATGACAACGCCATAACCTATACGATCGCGTCTCAAAAGGTGAATGCCATCAAGTGGTTGATGAGCGCAAAGAGCCTGATGATTGGTACTAATGGAGGAGAATGGGCCGCTCGTCCTGGTGGTGCTGTCCAATCACCTTTAACTCCATCAAACATCATGGTTGATGAGGAGTCGCAGAATGGATCCATCGCCACCGTTCGACCCGTTCGTATTGGTGCCTCTGTTCTGTTCGCTAATCGTCCTGGACGTAAGCTGCTGGCGATCTCCTACGACTACACGCAGGACAACTACGTTGCCAAAGACGTGACGATTGTTTCAGAGCATCTTTTGCGACAAGGAACGTCTGCCTATCGATCGGCCTTTCAACACGAGCCTAACTCGATCTATTGGCTCGTTCTAACGGATGGAACGCTTGCTTGCCTGACGTATGAGTCGGATCAACAGGTTTACGCCTGGACTCGCCACACGATCGCCGCAGCGACGGTCGAAAGTGCGTGCGTTGTTCCGAGTCCAGACGGAAAGACTGACGAACTCTACTTCGTGGTAAAACGAATCATCAATGGATCGGCCTATCGTTCGATCGAATATCTTGACGTGGATTTTTATCCGTCATCGGTTACGGATCGCAGTTCAATGACATTTCTGGATGCTGCTACTTCGTTTTCTACATGGGTTAACAGCCGGATTGATGGTCTTACTTGGTTGGCTGGAAAGACCGTTTCAGTGATGAAAGACGGTGTTCTTTCGAGTCTGACTGTTAGCTCCATTGGAGTGATGGATGCGACTACGCTTGCCGGTGCTACTGCCGTCTATTTTGGACTGGGATACACTTCCACCGTTAAACTAACTCGTCCTGAGAGCGGTTCTAGATCGGGAACTAGCCAGGGTAAGATTAAGCGGATCGATAAATTTGCTGTGAGGGTGAATCAGTCCCAGAACATCGAGTTTGGTGTCGATGCCGCAGCCCTTATGACCCGCCAATGCGTTGAGCCTGGGACCGGAACCGTTGGATTCTACTCCGGCGACGTTATCATTCAACTGGATCAATCCTACGAGTCTGGCGCTTCCTTTTACCTTTCAATGTCGCAGCCGGAACCGCTAAATATTCTCTCAGTAATGCCGCAGGTGTGGACGAATGAATGAGATTCC